GCGAGTCAACAGCTTACGGCGTTTGCGGTACGCCGACTGGATCGGGTGCGATTCTGCCGATGGCACTTATTTGGTGTTTGCGCCTGATGTCAACCTGCCGAAAGTGTTGCGGTGGCTTGATGACGTAAACAATCAGCCGTCGTTATTCGCAGCAGTAACTGCCACTTGACGGGTTCTGTAAAGCGCACCTAACATCATGGTGGATCGGCCCTCATGCGAGGTGAGCTGTTCCACCCAAATCTCCGTCTGCATTCCACCGTTGTAGACGCGTATCGAAGGTGAGTGACATATGACAGATGAAATGCCCACCGAGGCTGAAGACTCTGTTAGCCAAGAATCGAAGCCAAACTGGCGACGTGAGCTAGAGGACCGGGCTAAGGCCGGGGACGAAGCTGTCGCACAGTTGGCGCAGTTGCAACGCGAGTTGTCGTTCCGAGATGCAGGTGTTGATCCAAGCTCAAAGCAGGGTCAGTACTTCATGCGGGGCTACGACGGCGAGATGACTGTGGACGCTATTCGTGCAGAAGCTGCCGAACTGGGCCTTACCGGACAGCCGGTGCAGGCGCAGCAACCCCAGATTGATTATGGGGCTGAGCAGCGGATCGCGATGGCGGCTGACGATGCTGGCCCTGTTACCAATCCTGAACTCGATACGTTGATTCGTCAGACGAAGAACCCTGACGAGTTGCGGGAGTTGATGGAAGCGCACGGCCACACTTGGAACGCAGCAGTCTGATGTAGCTGAGGTGGGCCTGATGGGAAGGATCCCTCATGGCTTATACCTCTACCTCTTCGGTGTCTTCGGATACCACTGCATTTGAACAGCTTGCCTACTTCGCGCTGCGTAGCCAGCCGATGTTCGAGATGGTTGCCGATGTCAAGTCGACCAACCAGTCGCACCCTGGCTCTGCTGTCCAGTTCAACATCTACAACGATCTTGCTCAGGCCACTTCGGCTCTGACCGAGACTTCGGATGTGACCGCTGTTGCCCTTGGCGACTCGACCGTTACCGTGACCCTTGCCGAGTACGGCAACGCTGTCACCACCACGGCGAAGCTTCGTGGCACCTCGTTCCTCAACGTGGATGCTGATGCTGCGAACATCATCGGTTACAACATGGCGAACTCGATCGACAAGATCGTTCAGGGTGTCCTTGTTGGCGGCAGCAACGTCTCCTACGGCGGCGATGCCACCTCGACCGCGACCCTGGCTGCTGACGACACCATTACGGCGTCGCTCATCCGTCAGGCTGTCGCTGCGCTTCGTGGCGATTCGGCTCCGACGATGGAAGGCGGCGTGTACGTCGGCTTCATCCACCCCGACGTGTCGTACGACCTTCGTGAAGACACCGCTGTTACCGACGTGATCCAGTACCAGATCCGTCAGGACGGCTCCGGTGTCCGCATGGGCAGCATCGGCACCTTCGGCGGCGTGGACTTCATCGAGACCCCGCGTATCGACTTCACCGCTGACGGCGGCGCTTCCACCGTGGACGCCTACAACACCGTCATCTGCGGTAAGCAGGCGCTCGCCAAGGCTCACAGCCGTGGCACTGGTTTCGGCGAGAACCCGTCCGTCGTGTTCGGTCCGGTGACCGACAGCCTCCGTCGTTTCCAGACGGTCGGCTGGTACCACCTGGTCGGTTACAGCCGTTTCCGTGAGGCTTCGCTCCAGCGGATCGAAACCTCGTCCAGCATCGGCGCTAACGCCTGATAAGCGTTGATGGTGTAGTGTGAAGGGGGGTCGGGTGCGTGGCCCGGCCCCTCTTTCTCGTTGTCTGGAGTTGTTATGCCTAAGGGTAAGCCGTACAGCAAAATCGGTAAGAAGGCTGCGAAGCCGATGCCTAAGAAGCGGAAGAAGAAGTAATGGCTAGCGGAATGTACGGCATCACGTTCCTCAACGCGTTGAAGAACGATCTTGCCCTTGATCTGGACGACACGACTGCTGACCGGTTCAAGGTCATGCTGGTCACGTCGTCCTACACCCCTGATTTCGGCACGCACGATTTCAAAGCGGATGTCACCAACGAGGTGGTTGGTACTGGTTACAGCGCTGGCGGCGAGTCGCTGACTTCGGTGACGTTGACGCAGTCGGGCGGCACAATCACGTTTGATGCTGACGACGTAACGTGGACTTCTTCTACGATCACGGCTCGTGGCGCTGTGATTTATGACGATTCGCTGACGGACGATCCGTTGATTGCGTATATCGATTTTGGTGCGGACAAGTCGTCGTCGTCTGGTGACTTTGTGTTGTCGTTCAACGCGTCTGGCATCTTCACTCTTGATCTGACCCCGTGAGGTTGACTCGTGGCTGCTAACTTCCCTGTTTCGAAAGATGACGTTTCGACGGTTGGTGACGGTACGCATCCGTCTGCTGATGAGGCGTTGTCGTCTACTGACGGTGGGCCTGCTCATCATGCGTTGCATCAGAACGTGGGTTTGGCGATTCGTGAGATTGAGGACAAGGTTGGTACGGGGGCTTCGGAACCGGCTGCGAACACTGTTCTGACGAGTATTGATACTGGCACGTCGGTGTGGGGCACGGTTGCTACTGCGATGATCGCTGCGGATGCGGTGACCGGCGCAAAGATCGCTGACGACGCGATCGATTCGGAGCATTACACCGACGGCTCGATTGACCGTGTGCATCTCGCTGCGGACATCATTGACGGCACGAAGCTGGCCGATGATGCGGTGGATTCTGAGCATTATGTGGACGGGTCGATTGACCGTGTGCATTTGGCTGCGGACATTGTTGACGGCACGAAGATTGCTGATGATTCGATTGATTCTGAGCATTACGTTGCTGGCTCGATTGACACTGAGCACATTGGTGACGATCAGGTCACCACTGCGAAGATCAACGACAGTGCGGTAACGACTGCGAAGATCAACGATGACGCTGTCACGTCTGCCAAGATGGCAGCGACCGTTGCTGTTGACACGGCGTTCTCAGTCGGCACGCTGACCGCTGGCAGGGCGTTGAGCACGAACTCTGCGAACGCTGTTGATTTCTACCGCAGCACAGCGACCACGACTGAAGGCATCATTCTTGGCCGGTCTGACGTGGGCGGCGCTGGCTCGAACAAGTTTATTGTGTACGCCAACGGTGACGTGGCGACCTCGACGGCCAGTTACGGCGGTATTTCTGACGTTCGGTTGAAGGATGTTCTTGGTCCTAGCGGTGACCGGTTGGCGCAGATCAACGACATGGAAGTCATCAAGTATCGTTTGGTGAAGACGACTGATGACGAAGGCAACATTGTTGATCTTGATGTGCCGTCGGAGGATTTGCTTGGGTTCTCTGCTCAGCAGTTGCAGACGGTTGCGCCTGGTTTGGTGGCTGAAGGTGAGCACGGGATTTTGAACGTGAAGGTTTCTGTGTTGATCCCGATGCTTGTGAAGGCTGTGCAGGAGTTGACGGCCCGTCTTGAGGCCGTGGAGGGCTGATGGAAGTTACTGCTGAGGAGGTTGTGCAGGTGGTCCGTGAACGGTTCCCGCTGCATTTCGAGATCGCTGTTCAGGCGGTGCAGATTGCGAAGTTGTCGCAGCCGCAGGAGGCTGCTGAGGAAGACTGATGGCTACGAACTACCCAGGATCGTTGGATACCGGCACGGAGCAGCCGTCGCCGTTGTCTACGACGGAGATGGACGACGCTGGGTTCGAGCATGATGTTGTCCATACGAATCATTCCGAGGCGATTATTGCTTTGGAAACGAAGGTTGGTATTGGGTCTTCGACTGCTGTTGCTGATTCGGTGTTGGCTGGTACGGGTGCAGGCACGTCTGGTTGGTCGACTGCTCCGTCGCTTACTGGCTTGACGATCAACGGCAACGCAGTAGGCGAAGTTGAGACAGACTGGACGCCCTCGTTCGCTGTTGGCGTCACCGTCGGCAACGGCACCGTGTCTGGCACCTATCAGCGCGTCAATGAGTTTGTGATCGTTCAAGGCAGTTTCATACTAGGCAGTACGTCAGCCATCACCGGGAACGTACGAACCGACCTGCCAGTCAATGCTGCGAACACCTTCGAGTTGTCGAACGGAACGATTGTTCAAATCGTTGACAGTTCAGCAAGCCGCTACTACCGAGGGTCAGGCCGTGCCCAGAACGCTAGTTCTGTGAATCTTCACGTTTTGAAGGCCGATACTGCCGGGAACGATTGCATCCACTCGACCGGTTTTTCCTCTAGCACGCCGATGACCTGGGCCAGCGGCGACCGTTTCGTATGGCTTTCGATCTACAGGACCGCATGATGATTGATCTGACCGACGATCTCGACCCCGACGACGTTCCTGCCGATTGGTGGCTGGAACGGATGCGCCTGCACCGTAACGCGCTCCTCGCCGCCTCAGACTGGACGCAGGCCGCCGACGACCCGACCGGCAACGCCGCCGCTTGGGCGACCTACCGGCAACAGCTTCGCGACGCTCCAGATAATTGGACGCCTAGCCCGACCTGGATGCCACCAGCCTTGCCGTCATGACCGCGTACCGGTCAACAAACACCTACCGTCAAGACCTCCTCAGGTACGACGGCACGGTCATCGTCAACGTCACCGTCACCCCTGCCGTCATCGCAGGAACCTCCACAGCACCAGCAGTCACCGTCACCGAAGGCACGGGCGTTGCTGTCACGCCAGCAGCCATCGCAGCGACCTCAACAGCCCCTGCTGTCACCGTTAGCGAAGGCACCGGCGTCACCGTTAGCCCCGCTGTCATCGCGACGACAGCGGCCATACCGGCTGCCACCGTCGAGATCCTGCTTGTCGTCTACGCCGACACGGTTACCGGCACCGCAGCACTGCCAGCAGTCACGGTCACCGAAGGCGCTGGCGTCACAGTCAACGCGACGACTGTGTCTGGTTCTGGACTCATTCCAGAAGTCACAGTTAGCGAAGGCACCGGTGTCACGGTCACGCCAGCGGCTGTCGCAGCAACCTCCACAGTCCCCGACCCGACCATCACCGAGGGTGCGGGTGTCACGGTTGCACGCCCGCAGATCGCAGCAACCAGCACAGTCCTGCCGCTCGACCTCTCGATGCGTTATGTACCAACCATTGAGAACATTCTGCCGCAGGTTGACGTGGTCCCGTATCACACGAACGACCCTGCTCGCCGTTTGGCACGGTTCCGTACGCCGGGTGCCCGTGGCCGCAACATCTTTATTCTGACCAGCGGCGCAGTGACGACCCGTCAACCGGGCGATCCGACGTTGATTAGCCGCACGTTGCTGGGCGGGCACGAATCACCGACTGATCTAACATCAGAAGAGTTGGATGCGCTGGTTGGCGCTGGATTTACCGTGGAGGTGCGGTGATGCCGAGGTACGACTACCGCTGCAAAGTGTGCGGCGCTGTTGAAGAGACAGTGCATGGGTTCAAGGAAGACCCTGAGATGCATTGTTTGGAGTGTGGTGCGGTGATGGGTCGCATGCTCGGTATGCCGTATGTGTCGCCGTCGGCAGTCCCGTCACGCAACAACGTCATTGACTTGGAGGCGACGAAGCAGGCTGAGAAGGAGAAGGTGGCTGACATGGACGCATACAAGCGTCTGCGGAAGAACGGTGTGCAGCCGCCATCGATCAATGGGTCCGCACGGCTGGAAGCCAAAGCGGAAGAAAAGCATGAGGTAAACTCCGGCAAGACGTTTTCGACCGCTACCGGTCGCAAGCGTGGCATGGGACTTGTGCGGGATGCGTTGGGTGAATAATGACTGCTCAGACTTGGATTGACGAGACGCGTGACCTGCTTCTCACTGACTATGTAGAAGAACAGGCGACGCTTGCCGGTGCGCTCGATGCGTCTAGCACGTCGGTGAGCTTTGCGTTGCCGTCTGCGATTGTGCCTGGTGTGGTTGCTGGTGCAACGATCGAGATTGGCACGGAACTGATGTATGTGTTTTCGGTGTCGGATGCCGGGTTGGCGACGGTGAAGCGTGGCTACAAGGGATCTGAGGCTGCGGCACACTCAATCGGTGACCTTGTCACCGTGAACCCGAAGTTCCCTGCCTACCAGATCCTCGACGCGCTCAACCACGAGTTGCGTGACCTGTCGTCGCCGCAGCACGGCCTGTTCCAGATCAAGACCGTTGAGGTCACGTTCAACGCAGCCCAGGACGGCTACGACCTGACCGGTGTCACCGACGACATCCTGTCGATCTACCAAGTCACCTACTCGGACCCTGGGTCGGAGGCGTCAGAGCCTGCGATCACCGAGTATGCGTTGCGTCGCGACCGCAACACGTCAGCGTTCCCGTCGGGCTACGGCCTGATCCTGCATTCGGATGCGTGGCCTGGCGAGACGGTGCGTGTCTTGTACAAGTGCGGGTTCGGCACCCTGACCGACGGCACCACAGCCCTGTCC